GCGTCACCGCCGACCGCGTCGCCGCCTGCCGCGAGCTCGCCGTCCAGACTGGCGCCATCGTCGTCCTCAAAGGCGCGGGCACCGTCATCTCGATGCGCATCTGGGCAATGCGGTCGCCCGCTTTGACTTTGTACGATACCGAATCCGTGCAGAGATAGTTTGCCAGTACGAAAACCTCGCCTCGATAGTCGGCATCCACTAAAAGCGGCGTTATGACGATCCCCTTCATTGCCGTGCTGGAGCGGCTGTACACGACCCCGACATATCCAGGCGGGATTTCGAATGCCAGTCCGGTCGGAACCTTCTGCGGATATCCCCGAACGAGCATGGTGCCCTTGGTAGCGTAGAGGTCGAACCCTGCCGCTCCTGCCGTTCCTTGCGTCGGCATCTTCGCGTCCGGGTGCAGACGCTTGATCTTAACTCTCATTCTTTTCTTCCTTGTTCTGCCATTCCGAAGGCGATGTCCTCGATCATTGAGCGTTGGACCGGAGGAATTATCACGGCCTTGGCCTCGGTCTTCTTCTCGGCTTTCTTCTCGGAGTTGTACGCACGGTACTCGTCGCGGGCCGCGGCGGGCTCTGCGTACTTCTGGTCAGTCAGGCTCACGAGCGTGTCATGATCGTCCGTGACGGACAAAATCCCCGCGTCGACAAGCTTCCACACGGTGGTCTTGAATGACGAGCATTGCGGACGCAGGCCCAACGCGCAGAGCAGCGCCGACATGCGCATCGGGCCTTTCTCGCCGAGGAGTTCGAGGGCTTTGTCTGCCCTCACTCCGATGTATCCCCCATTTCTCATCGGATGCTCACGCTTTCGCGCGCCTCCAGGCTGCAGCCGGGGACCTCGACGCCGTCGAGCAGGGCCTGCTTGATCGCGACTTTGTTCGGCGTCACGGTGGTCTTAACTGTCGTGTATGCTTCGGGCAGGCTTGCGCCTTCTTCGATCTCGACGGCCTTCGTCGTGCGGATGCTCACAGTCACGCGGCCAGTCTTGACCTTGCCGGTCGCGTGCAGCGCATCGAGGAGCATGGCCTTGAGGTAGTCCGAGCGCTTCTGCATTGACTTGACGCGGGCGAGCATGCGGTCGGCTTCGTCCTTGGCGGCCTTGGCCTCGGCATCGAGCTCGCGAAGGTAGAGCGCCGTGGCCTCGATCTTCTCAGCGGCTTCTGCTTCGACTGCGTGGAGTTCGTCGGCAGAGAGGATTTCTCCAGTTTCTTCATCGAGCTCGATGTGATCGAGGGCTTGACGGATGGCGTCACTGATTTGGTAGAGCTTCATTTTGCGTACCTATGAAAAAGCCCTGCCGGTTAGGGCAGGGCCGATGTGAAAATTGGGTGTGGCTGTTACTGAGCAGTCAGGGCACGGTAGCAGGACAGTTGCCTCACGCTATAGCCGTGGCGATCGAGCATGTTCTCGATGGAACCGAGATTCATGCTTGTCACGGCTTCGTAGAAGCGAGGCGCGAAAGGCGACTGGAGGAGACGCATCAGCTTGAGGACGGTCTCGAGGTCTTCGCGGAAGAGATATCGCCAGTAGTAGACGAAAGTCCGCAGGTTCTCGGCCTCATGCGCGGAGAGAACGATCGAGCCCGCGGGGATGGGGTGCAGGCCACAGTGTGGGCAGCCGCCGTCGTCGGGGCGCGTGGTGTGTGGCACCTCGGGCACGTCGAGCTCAACCTCTCTGATGAAGTCGAGGCAGTCTTCGAGCTGAGTGCGCGGCAACTGGTCGTAGCGTGCGATCTGGTAGCGTGCTTTGATGGCGCGGTAGATCGTCCGATAGTTCGATGCGGTCTTATGTGCGCGGATTGCCACTTCGCGCTGAATGGCGCGCTGCTCTGCGGGCGTGATCGTGGTCGGTGCCTCGAGCTCGTTCTTCATGCGTTCGAACTCATCGTAGAACGCGCACTTGAATTCGAGTGCCTTCGCGCCGGTGAACCCCATGGCGAGGATGCAGAAGCCTTTCTGATCCATCCAGTAGCCAGTGACGGTGCGCTTCGCACCAGAGCCAATCTCGACCTCTTCAGACCATTCGCCAAAATTGGCGGATGCTTCTAGAGAAGGTTTTTGCTCGATGAGGGAGCGGATGTCGCGAACGACGTGATGATGCTGTTTGCCGAAGTATTCCGCGACGATACGGCTGGACGTGACTGGGCGACCTTCGATGACTTTGAAGGCGTTAGAGATAACGATTGACATTGCTGTCTCCTAACAGGTTGTAACCCCTGCATACCATCCGCCAAGATGGTGGGCAGGACTTGCGGGTTGGCGGACCGGCTGTTAGGTACCCGGCGCATCTCTCGATGCCCCGCAAGTCCGTCCCATAAATGGAGACTTGCGAAAGGGGGGCCAGAAGTTGGACTCCCTTGCGGATAGCCAATAAAAATGCCGCTCTATCAAACGACAGGCGGCTATCCGCCCAACAGTTCGGGCCGCCAAGCCCGTGTCGCACCGTTGCGGTGTCGACACGGGAAGCATACCCGAAACACAGGCGCGTTGTCAAAAAGCAGGGCGATGACCTTGACAAGTCTGGGTGCAGCGGTTACGATCTAGATGCGGGTAGCCAAGACTACGCCGTATACTCTGCGTGCTCGAATTAACGTTTAAGCGATCTTTCAAGATAGCCGACCGCAGGGGGAAAAGCCGCAGTTTGCGGCTTTTCTTTTATCTGCCACCTGTTCCTAATCTTCAGAATATGGACATATACGTTTATTCCGACGAGTCTGGCGTCTTTGATCGACAGCATAATGAATATTTTGTATTCGGCGGCCTTGTGGCGTTATCGTATTCTGAAGCGGACGAAGCCACCAGGCGTTACCAACACGCTGAGAAACTAATCAAGGCAAAGGAAGGGCTTGCTAATGACGATGAAGCGAAGGCGTGTTGTCTGTCAAACAGCGGTAAGTCCAAGTTGTTTAGGTCGTTGAATAATTTTCACAAGTTTGGAGTTGTCATTCATCAGAATCGGGTTAATCCCAACATCTTTAACAACAAGAAGACAAAGCAAAGATATCTTGATTATGCGTTCAAGATTGCGATCAAAAGAAAATTCGAGGCCTTGATTCGTGAAGGAACGATCGAACCATGCAAGGTCAGCAAAATTCGCTTTTATGTGGATGAGCATGCGACCGCAACAGATGGCCGTTATGAGCTCAGAGAAGCGCTAGAGCAAGAGTTTAAGATTGGGACGTTCAACTTGAAGTGGAGTGTCTTCCACGAGCCAATTTTCCCCAATCTTCAAAGTGTAGAGTTGCATTTTTGCGATTCAAAGAGCCGAGCTCCAATTCGAGCTGCGGACATTATTGCGAATAGGATTTATTTTTGCGCAACTTCGAGAGATTTGAATTCTTTAAGAGGAAGAAAAGAATTCAAATTGATTGAACTCCCGTGATGGCCTAAAAAGCCCCCAGCTCCGTGCCGAGGGCTTGAGTTATTCGAAAAAATCGAATGACTGATCAATTTGACAGCGTTGTCAAGATGGTCAGAAGGGTACGTCAGAGTCGTATGCCGGCTCAGGATCGCGTCGCTGTGCGGCAGGCTTGGCCTGCGCAGGCTTCTCGTCGCTGTCCTTCTGGCGGAGAAGCTGGAGCTGTTCTGCGATGATTTCAGTGGTCCAGCGCTCGATCCCTTGCTTGTCCTCATACTTTCGCGTGCGCAGGCGGCCTTCGATGTAGATCGGATCGCCCTTGCGGACGTACTGGCTGATGATCTCGGCGAGGCGGCCGAAAGCAGAGACGCGGTGCCACTCAGTTTCAGACTGAGTCTCACCGGCCTTGTCTCGCCACTTGCGGCTCGTTGCGATAGAGAGGGCGGCGACGGTGAAGTTTCCTTCGCGAATCTCGGGATCCTGACCGACGTTGCCGAGGATGATTACCTTGTTAACTGATGCCATTGTTAGCTTCCTCCTGTGTAGCCTGTTCGGTCATTGCTTGTTCAAGTTCGTGACGACGAGCTCTGAATGCTTGCGCGATCTTTTCGCGGTCTTCGTAGCAGAGACCCTTGGAGGCGATCTCCTTACCCATTGCCATTAGCTCGTCGGGTGTTTCGGCGCTGATTGTGCGGGACATAAGGTCGGCGAATTCGTCTGGCGTGACGCCAGCGCTATCGAGCCACTTCTTGATCTCTGCGCCGACCTCCGGTGTGAGAATTAGCGGATCAGTGCGAGAGGAGAAAAGTCCGGTACGGTCTTTCGACGCGTTCGCAAAGTGCCCGTCGTGGACGAGATCAAACATGATCGTGAACTCATAATCGACTCCGTCGCGCTGCTCGACCTTCATGCCGAGCTTCTTGATGACCTTCTTACCGTTGACGTCCTCTTGCGCCATCTCTGTCTTACTCCGCATCGTCGCGATGATGTGGAGTTTACTGGTGAGCATTGCGTCGACAAACTGTCGATGGCGAGGTGTCATCTCGTTCCAGGCAGACCACGAGTTCCCGCGATAGCGTGCCTTCGCAATGCGTTCGACTTCCTCAAGACAGCCGCCCTTGCCGTTCCATTCATGCGTCATCGAGTCGATGATGAGAATGTCGTAGCCTGCGTCCTCGGCCGCCTTGATGGCTTCCGTGTATCGCTCTGGTGTGAAGGGCGCGTCCAGATCGAGAACGTCGAACTCAGGCATGCCGGACATGTCAGCGTAGAGAGATGCTGAACCGCGCTCCGTGTCGATGACGGCGATCTTGCCGCCGATCCCCTTGGCGAGCAGAAGAGCGCCGTAGGTTTTGCCGGAGCCAGATGTTCCTGACAGAGCGAGGCGAAGTTTTGAGGCGCTGCGAACGGCCTTTTTGAAAGTGAATGTCATGATGTGTCGTCCTCAGAAAGGTATTTCGTCGTCGTTGATCGCGTAGAAGCCTTCGAGAGTCTTGTCGTAGATCGGCTCGGGACGCTTTGCACGTTCGCCGAACCACTGGGCGCGCTCGAAGTGGTCGCGGTTGTCGTACTCGGGATACGGGTCGAAGTCGTCCTTGTCCTCGTCCTCTGGCTCGGGCATCGGAAGCTCGAGCGGCTCAAGCGCTGTTGTGGTGATCGTCATGCTTACTCCTTTGGGCATTCAAAGCCGGCTTCGGGATGGAGAAGGCAGTCGACGCGATACAAAATCATTTCTGTCGCCTCGAAGAGCGCAACTTCGAGCTCGTCGTTGATGGCGTCGATGATCTTGGTGACCTCTCTTGCCGAGCTTGCGTCCTTAAGGCTCGTGATCGCTGCAATGAGATCGGTAGAGGAATTGGGATTTGCGAGATACGCAACAAGCACTTCTTCTTGCCAGTTTGTGACATAGCTCTCGCAGAGCTCGTCGATGTCGGCGTTCGGCGTCTGCTCCGCCTGGTGCGCGATGCCGCGCGCGATGTCAGTCAAAGTCTTCATTCGTTACTCCATGATCCAGTGATGAGCGCTCCGGCGACGATTGCCAGTGCGCCGAAGAAGGCGATGAGCGTCCAAACGCGTCGGGGGCGCTCGCATGAAAAAGGCTCAGGGGCTTTCGCCGGCTGAGCCTTGGTGTGTGCCTCCTTGCGGAGCTGTGCAGGCAGCTTGTATCGCCTGCGTTGGTGGTTTGCTTTCATGTCGAAGTCCCTTGGAATGTGTTCAATGATGTGGACCGGGTCGGAGAAGCTCATGCGGCCTCCTCCTCTTCACGCTCCTGCCAGAGCACGCGAAGCTCTTCGAGGCAGTCCTCCATGATGTCCTTGTCGAGCCCCGCGTCGTTGACTGCTTCGGTGAACTCTTCGATTGTGACGAGCTCGCCTCCGGCTGTAAGCGTGTCGAGATCGAGCACGTACCCGTCGACAAGGATCGGCTGTTCGTCCGGATACTCGTCGTACACTGACGGGACGCCGCCCATGCCGAAGTAAAAACCGTTGCTCATGCGAAGTACCTCAATGCGATGACCGTGAGACCGATTGCGACGACGCCACCGATCGTGAAAAGTCGAAGACCGAACGTGATCGTGTCTTCGGACGTCGGCTCGAACTGGACGAGCTCGTCGGCGCTGCGGCCGGTGAAGAAATCGAGAAGAGACATAGCTTTCTCTCCGGTTGGGAAAATGAAAAAAGGCATTCAGATGCCGCCGAAGGAGAACGCCACGCGAGGTGGCCGGCGACACGTGAATGCCTTCTAATGAAAGTGGGGTGAGGGAGCCGGGGTGAACGCAAAACCTCTCATCTGCAGATGCCCCGACTTTGGGAACCGTGGGAGTCGTGTGTTGGCGCACACGCTATGTTTTGCACGGTCCGGCGCATATCTGCGTCACGCCGTTTGCCCTCGTAGCCTTTTACGGAAGTGCCTGGATGAAGCGCTCGATGTTTTTCGCGACCGCCTCGTACTTGTCAGGCGTGCGCACTTTCGACAGTACATAGGGGTCTGTTAACATGTAGAAGCTGAGCGCAGCGGCGAACGCTCTGCAATCAACGCTGAGCCGGCAGATGTCTTCGGCGGTCGGCTTCTTGATGCCGAGCCCGAGGAAGTACCCAGCGGCGAAGGTCTCAAAGTCTTTGATTTTTTGCATGATGTTCAGGCAATACAATAAAAAGCCCCCGGCGTGTGCCGAGGGCTGTATGAACAAGGTGTTTAGAGCGTGAGATCTGGTGATTACTTTTCTTCTTTTACGTCGTTACGCCATAGTTTTGGCATAAATGAACCGATGAGCGATGCTGTCGGGACAGCCAAGAACGCGCATGTCACGATTGTTGGTTTGTCCATGAGCGCGCAAACGATGGCGCATAGAACGCAGGCAAGGGAAATGGCCAGACCGATGTTCTGTCCTTTTTTCTGTGCCTCAAGAGCTCCAGCGCTTTCTTTCGCTGCTATGTCAACAAGAGTGGATTTGTTTTTGGCATCCTGATCGATGGCAGAGTGTCGAGCATTTTGTTCGGCCTCGGCCATTCTGACGATTCTGTCTGCGATGCCAGGGAGAATATTCTCATACCGCGCCAAAATGTCCGGGTGAGGCAAAGGTCCCTCAAAGGTTTCGGATTTTGCCGCGATTAGCTGAGTTTGAGCCTCTGTCTGGACGTCCGGCACATTGTCTTCAACGTCGGCAATGCGTTCTAGTTGCGTCGAGCTCTTTTCTGGCATAGGTCACAGCTTTGTCGAAGTCGCTTTTAATGTTGAGCATGTCTTCTGCCGGCGAGCGGTAGGACGTCTCGAACAGGCGACGATCAATTTTCGTTTGCACGCGAGGCGGGTTCAAGGCTACAAAAGGAGCCACCAGCCCATTGCGCACGCCTTTCATGAAATTCGTCATGAACGATGTGTTTGGCTGAGTCATGATATTCCCTTCCTGAAATCAGGGCATGTCATACAAGGTAGCCTCATCTTACCCGCTGTAGGCGCGGGTGTAAACCGCGCGGCCATTCTTTCTTGTGAAAGCTGGTTCAAGCGTCCTCACCAGTCGACGACTCGGTATTCGTGGAAAAAAGAGGCAAGGGCGCTTGAATCGGCTCCCTCCTTTGGTTGTAAGCTAAAGACGTCGGGATCTAGCAGTTTCGACGTTTGTTTAACCAACCCCCAAAGGAGGGAATATGGAAGTTAAAGAAGTGAAATTCACGCCTGATCAGGCGTTGCAAATCATCCTGAAAGGGATGGAGACAGGGCAGATCAAGCTGCCGTTTAACGGCACGATCAAAGCAGAAGAGATGACTGCTATCGCGAAGAACGCCATTGCACGTCGCCAGCACACGCCCGAGACGGACTTTTACAGCCTTACTTATGAGCTTGCGCATTCTGCACGCCTTGACTCGCTGTACTTGCTCTGCATGTTCGGGGCGTTGACGCGCGGCCTGACGGATAAGGAAGTTCAGAACTTGAACCACTTGTTCGACCGCTTCATGTATTGATCATTCCTTTCTCCAGATAGAGATCGATTCGATCTCGTTATCTTTCGTGAACCCGGTGATTCGTTCGCCGGGCTTCACGAATATCCCGCAGCTCAAAATGGACTCCCGAACGTCATCACCGAGAACGCGGATTTGATTGACTAGCTTTCGCTCAATCTCTCGTAGCTCGCCTAAGTCCTCGGGACGCGGACGTCCGTCCTTTTGCGCCTCTGCAATGAAGCGCAGTCGGTTTGTTGCGTCAACGGTGACGCTGTGATCGTAGGTCATGGTTACCTCCAGAAAGTTGGTCAAAGCACCCTCCCCTGTCGGTATGGGCAGGCAAAGGTGCTTTGATCGGCTTTCTTGGGCTAGGCGCGGGTCTGGGTTTCTACAGCTCCTCCCTGTCCTTTCGGGACAGGCCGCTCGGGTCGTACATGACCTCTGTCGCACTGATCTAACTGCACTAGCTTGCACATGGCCGCTCTTCCCGGCCAGCTCGTTCCACTCGGAAGAGTGGAGGTGAGGTCAACAGGTGTTAACTTGCATCTGTTAACCGTATGTTAATTGAGTGTTGCTTGAGCTGTCAACACGGTTGACTTGGGGTTGTTGAAAAAAGTTGATTGAAATCAACAGTGGGTTAATTAGGTACAAAAAAACTCCCGCTCAAAATTTCTTGGCGGGAGTTCTTTTAAGGGGGTGCCTTGAAGGCGTCGGCGCTGGTTAAAGAGCGCGTTTAATCTCTAATACCTTTCCATAGATACGCAGCCGTTCGAGCTCGTCTCCGACGTATGTTTCAGGTGGATATTTGTCGGCGTTGTCGCTTACAACGACGACTCCGTCCTTGCAGGTTGAAAGTCGTTTGACCTTCATGGCGCCATCGATGCTAATGACGTAGATGTCTCCATCGACGATTCGCACGAGCGATACATGAGGATCCGGGAATTCAGTCCAGGTCACACGGTCGCCGGCATATAGGAATGGTTCCATGCTGTCGCCAAGCACCTTGGCCCGCTTGCATGTAGAAGGCTTGACGCCGTGTTCGATGAAGAAGTCTTCGTCGTAAACAACGGGCTTTGAGGCGTGCACTTCTACCCACTCTGGTTCCTGGTCTCTGTTGCCGGCACTAAGCTGAAGTTCGTATTCGGGAATGACGACGTATCCCGGCGGCGGGGTTTGTTCGTCCTTTGGGTAGTAGACGCGAATCAGTCCATTTTCAAGGATGTCCTGAAGTTCTTCCTGAGGCAATCCAAGATATTCCGCGATTAGTTTCACGCTTTCGGGGTTTGGTGCTCTGCCTTTCTTCCAGTGAAAGAAGTTCTGGCGCGCAAGTCCAGTATCCCGGCACATTTGTGTGACTGACTTACCGTGCTCGTTCAGTTTGGCCTGCACGTAATTAACAAAAGCATTTACATCCATATGCAGTCTCCTTGCGCACATTGTTAACCAAAAGTGAATTAACTGGAAGTGGCAACGCGGCGTCTGTTATGTTAACATCGGGATTAACGAAATGTTAACCGAAAAGGTCACCATGACAAAAAATATCGTTAACCCTGTTGACGTTGCTGTTCGTGCAATCAATGGCACAGATAAGGATCTTGCTAACGCTCTTGGCGTTCGGCCGGCAGCTGTTTGTCGTTGGCGTAAAAAGTCAGAGATTCCTCCCCGTCGTCTCGCGGCGGTCTGTGCTTTGACAAATCTGCCTCCGCACGTTTTGTGTGCAGACTTTTCTTTGATCAAGAAAGATCCGAAGGCTCTATGAATTACTACCAGCACAACATCGGTGACTTCGCAATTCTGACGCAAGGGCTTGACCTTGAATCTGTCGGGATCGTCATTCGTGTCATTGACCGGATGATGTCGACCGAAAAGCCGATAAAAACCCAGTGGGTTTCTTTGGCTTTTCCAAAGGAAACCCAAGAGAAAGCCATTTGTATCTTGGAAAGCCTTTTCGAGGAAACCGAAGAAGGTTGGGTTCACCCGATTCTCATGGGGCAGATCGAGCAGTACCAGCGGAACGCTCAAAAAAACCGTGAGAACGGGAAAAAAGGCGGTCGTCCTCGCAAGAGTGAAACCCAACCGAAACCCAGTGGGTTTTCAGAGGAAACCCAAACGGAAGCCAAAGAAACCCTAACCATAAACCAAGAACCAGTAAACCATAAACCAACTATAGAAGATACGCGGACTGAGTCCGCGCCTCGCGTTAAGGAACAGCTGGTTAAGCCTGAAGGGGTTTCCGAACAGACATGGACGGATTGGCAGGCGCTTAAGCAGAAGCTTTGCAAGTCCTGCACTCAGCGAATGGTCAACGCGATTGTCCGTGAAGCCGCTAAAGCAGGAATGACGGTCGAGGAGGCAATGATTTATCAGCTTGAAAAAGGCTGGAAGGGGTTCGAGGCCGATTGGATAACGGACAAACGCCCAAACAAACGATCAACCAACATTCGATTTGAAGGACACGACAATGACTTCTCGTGCATCTACGGTTAACCGGCTGGATAACTTGGCATCCATCATCAAAGCCAAGAAGGAGCAGGAGCGTGCTGAATACGACGCACTGCCGGAAGTGGTGATTGACTGCGCTGTTCATGGAGAGCAGCACGTCAAGGTCATGCCGGGGCAGGAGGCCGACCGGATTGAGTGTCCTCTCTGCGTCGAGGAGCGCCGGCGTCGTGAGGATGTCCTCTATCACTTCAGAGACAACTCACTCAAGCTCGCTGATCTTCTCGGTGACGTCCTCTCTCCTTACTGCGAGGAGCAGACCTTCGAGAGCTTCAGAGTGACTGCGCAGGGCGATAAGCGCCCGCTTCAGCAGAAGGCCTTCAAGGCCTGCCGGCAGTTTGCTGTGCGCTTCTCTGAGCGCCTCCTGTCTGGTGACAAGGCACGCAGTCGCGTGGGCATCTTGATGCATGGCCACTTCGGCAATGGCAAGACGCACCTGGCTTCGGCCATTACGTCCGTTGTCCGTGATCAGGGGTTCCGGCCTGTCTTCCTGCGTGCGCTGACGCTGTTCAACGCTTTCCGCGGCCGGTCCGACAAGGCCAACTCACTCGCCAAGCTTCTCGCCCATTGCCCGCTTCTCATCATCGATGAGCTGGGCCGCTCTACCGGCAGCGAGTTCGAGCGCAATCAGCTGATCGAGATCATCGATGCGCGAGGCCTGCTGGGCTATCCCACGATCATCATCACCAACCTCGATGGCAAGGGCTATCTCGAGCTGATGGGCGGCGCCATCGCGTCCAGGACGCAGACGCTGTTCTACCCGGTCGCGTTCGACTGGGATGACTATCGGAAGGGCCAGAACATCTCGGACATGAGCATTGAGGAGCTTTTCTGATGTCAGCTCTTGGCCTCCCTCACAGCCTTCATTCTGGCAATGCAGGCTTCATATTCTTTGGGCTGAGTAATCAGTTCGTCGACCAAGCGGTTAATGCCGTTCGACAAAAGCTTGACCGTCTCGAGAGCCTCTTCGTTGGATTCGGAAAAGTCAATGACGTTTCGGTGAACCGCTTCGTTGCCCGTAAGGCGACAGGCATCAAGGATCGCTCTTTGCAGATCGTTGATGTCGAGCGTTGCGATTTTATCGGCAAGTTTGGCGCTTCCCGGGCGGAGATGGTTGACCAGTCTCTCGGCCGCAATACGCAGCATGGCGCACGCCGCTCGTGGCGAATTTCCGTAGATAGCTTGAGCTTCGTTGAAAACCTCAGCGACGTCTTTTGGCATGTCTTTGTGGGGTTTGACTCCCTGAGGCTTGAGCAAAACAACTTTGCCGTCCTCCCAGTAGCTATAGCCGCCGCAGGCCGCGCAACGGCAAACCGTTCTCTCGCGGTACTCAAAGAAGTCGGCAAAGAGACTGAGGCCAATGCTTTTGGTCGGATTGTACGGATCACGAGATCTGCGCAAGTCATCCAGAGATACATCGGGACGAATCGTTTTCAAAACAGGGAAGGCTTCTTGCCGACACTCAATACCGCAACGCGGGCACTTACCGGAGAGCTCAAATGAAGGAAGACGAAAATCTGGTGTCATTGTCGATCCAGTGGATTAACGAAAGAAACAAGGCCTTGACTAAGGCCGGTGAGGGTATTGTCGCCGCTCGCAAGAGCCTCGATCAACTCGAGGAAATACTCAGCGGAACCGTCACGGGGAATGTTCCTGACATCGGGCAAGTGGCAGACACGACGCACAGGCTTCGTGAAGAGATCGACCAGATTCTGATCGGCCTGGTTGAGTCGAGCATGGTTAAGCCAGAAAGGAGGCTTTGATGATCCTCGATGAGTTCACCGGACGCAACTGCAAGCACACCGAGTATATCGACGCTTCAGGCAAGCACTGGGTCGTGCGAACTGACCCTGTCTTCGTTGAACGCAAGCTCGACCGATACGAGACGACGCTGCTACTTCACCTCGAGCACTGCAACGTCCCACATCGCCGCGCCACCAGCGCAAGAACGCGCATACCTCAAGCACGATGGATTTGTCGCACGGCTACAGAGGGCTGAAGCAGATCAACTCAACAAAGCCATCTATCCATAAGGAGAAACAAATGAAACGACAAGACTTCGAGCGCTTTTTGAATGAACGTGCGCACGGCGTGACTTGTGCCGTCTGTGGCCGTCAGGACTGGATGATGAATGTGAACGAAGAAAACGAAAACATCCTCATCATGTGCAGTCACTGCGGCCACGTCGTCTCGTTTAATCGTAGCTACGTGAAGTCGCTGCTAGGTGAGACCGAAGTAGAAGACCTTGGCGGCGATAGCTCCGATAACGACGGTGGCAATGCCAGCGATGAATCTGAACATAGTCAGACCGACCTTCCCGTCTAGCCGAGTGTTAAAGCTGTCAAGCCTCTTATCAAGGCCGCTGAACCTTTTGTCGATCCTCTCGTTGAAACTGTTGAACCGGTTGTCGATCTTCCCGTCGAGACCGTTGAGCCGCCCCACGAGGTCAGTCGAGTTGCTGTCGATTCTGGCATTGAGAGTGGCACTCAGGTCAGAGAGCGACCTGTTGATTCTGGCCTCGGAATTGTCGATCGCTTGAGTAAGGCGGTTTTCGATTTGATCGCTGTGGTCAAGACAAAGCTTTACCCACTGTGAATCGTCAGTTTTTGCCATGAATTTGTTCCTCAATAAACGATCGATCAAAGAACTCGAGATGCCCGCAGTGGTTGCAACGAAGAAGAATGCAGGAACACAGAATTTCAATCGGTTGTTCCTCGCCTTCATCGTCTTTTGGGGGAGTGCCTCCCATCTCAATGATGAGTTCGCGCAAGACCTGTTTGAACCTTTCTTCAAGGCCGCCGTCGACGAGGTTTGTTGCGGCTACGGTTCCGTTTTCGGTTTTCACATACCAGTCAGAGGAATCGCAAACGGGACACCGCATGCCGTTCGCACGTTCGTTTAGGAACTTCGTTAATTCGTCAATTGTCAATTTCAATTTCTCCGTGAGTTGGTTGATGGTTTGTCTGGGGAGACACCGTCAATCATCTCACGGGGAACCAAGGAGGTAAAGCATGGACTTACTGAGCTGCTTGGCTGGTCTCATCCTGCTTTTCGCGATGCTCGTCGCGTGGGTTTTCGAGGGCGACTGGTTCGATGACTGATGAGGAAATATCCATGAGAAAAAAGCATCTACGCGTCGTCCTACCGTGGCCGGCACATGGACTCTCGCCGAATGCGCGCTGCCACTGGGCCATCAAGCGCAAGCTCGTAGCGGCTGCTAGGCGCGTCGCTTTTGCCGCCGCATACAGCAAAGCAGAGGGCCGTCGGGCCGTGCCGGATGGGAGCATCGGATATCGATGCACGTTCTTCCCGCCTGACCGACGGGCGCGCGACGAGGACAACTTGATCGCGTCGCTCAAGTCTTCACTCGACGGCATCGCTCAGGCACTGCGCATCGATGACAGGTGCTTCCACCTGCTCGAGCCTGCAGTCCGAGAGCCTGACCGTCCCCACGGCCGCGTGGAGATCGATCTCTTTTGGAGAGAGGAACACTGATGAATGACCAAAAACAAAAACTCGGAGTCTCTGGATTCCTCCCGCCAGTGGCGTCAGCTTGCCTTGTTCGAGCTGCCGCCGACGCGCGACGAGTCGCGTGGGACAACTCGCTCAGGCGAGCAAAGATCATCGATGCCGCAATCCGAAAGGTCAAGCTCGAATATCCACGCTACTTCCGAGCACCGGATGACTGTAGCTGTGAACGACAACGGACGGGCAATCGGCGAGGATCATGTGAACGCTCGCTATTTGAACGCTGACGTAGAGCATGCGCGTCAGTTGCGGGCGCAGGGGTATACCTATCGGCAGATAAGCCAGATGCTTGATATGCCGATCAGAACGCTTCGGGACTATCTCTCTGGGCGTCGTCGATGTCAGTCTGTTGCGGGGTGGAAAACGTTTTTAAGGAGGTGGTGAGAATGCTGAATGCGAGACAGCAGGCGTTCGTCAATGAATACGCGAGAGGTGGATTCAAGAACGCCTCAGAGGCCGCTATTAAGGCCGGTTACAGCGAGAGAACGGCGGCTCAAGGTGCGTCTCAATTATTGAAAAATATTAAGGTCGTAGAGGCTATTGAAGCCTTGAGAAAGCCCGCCAAGGAAGAGGCGATTGTCGATGCCGTCTTCGTTTTCGAGCAACTCAAGGATCTGGCGCTCACGTGCGGGCAGAGGGTTCCGATGGTTGATGCAATGACCGGGGAGCCGATGACTGATGAGCATGGACGCCCCATGTACAAAAAGGTTGATGCCGCTGGCGCGAACGCAGCTCTCAAGACTTTGGCGCAATGCCTTGGTGTCGGGAAGGAAAAGGACAAGGACGAAACGATTGGAGCGCTTGCCGGCGCTCTTCTGGGGGTCATCAATGCAGGCAAGTGACTTTGATCTTACGACGAAGAGCGGTGTATTCCAGGCAATGGTGCAAGTCGCGGCCCGTTGTTCGAAGGATCCGCTGCGCTTTGTGCGGTGTGCGTTCCCTTGGGGAAAGGGAATGTTGGAGGGTATGAGCGGTCCCGACGTTTGGCAGGAGGAGCTTCTGTCTGAGATCGGTCAACGCCTGAATGCAGGTGAAAGTGCCGCCGACGTCATCAGGATGGCTGTCGCATCAGGCCACGGCATTGGCAAGTCTACGACTGTCTCGTGGCTGATCTTGTGGGCTATATGCACCTATCCTGATACCCGTGGTGTGGTGACGGCCAATACCGATACACAGCTGAGGACGAAGACATGGGCCGAACTGGCGAAGTGGTACAACCTGTGCCTCTTCAAGGACTGGTTCCAATTCACGGCGACGAGCATCTTCTCCAAACAGCCGGGCCACGACAAGACATGGCGCATCGATGCCATTCCATGGAGCGAGTCAAACCCCGAAGCATTCGCCGGCCTGCACAACCAGGGCAAGCGAATCCTCGTCGTTTTCGACGAAGCCTCGTCCATTGCCGACATCATTTGGGAAGTCGTGGAGGGTGCCGTGACTGACCGAGATACGCAAATCATTTGGACGGCGTTCGGGAACCCGACACGATCGGTCGGCCGGTTCTTTGACTGCTTCGGTCGGCATCGTCATCGCTGGTGGCACAAACACATTGACTCACGTACCGTCGGCATCTCGAACAAGGCATTGCTCAAGCAGTGGGAAGAGGACTATGGCGAGGACTCGGACTTCTTCAAGGTCCGCGTTCGCGGCATCTTCCCATCGACATCCTCGATGCAGTTCATCCCGCGAGACATCGTCCAGGCGTCGATGGAAAGGCCGATGGGTGTCATCAACTACGCGCAGACCGTCGCGATCATTGGCGTCGACGTGGCGCGCTTTGGCGATGACGCATCGGTCATCTGGACCCGCTTCGCTTTGGACGGGCGCTCCATCGCAAAGCAGAAGTACCATGGCCTCGATGGGCATGACCTCGGCGCGAAGGTGGCAGAGCACTACAACCATCTGCGCAAGATGGGCGTGCGCAAGATCGTGATCAACGTGGACACGGGCGGCGTTGGGGCATCTCCTGTCGACTGGCTTCGTCACAACGGGTATCCCGTCAATGCGGTCAACTTCGGTGCGGGTGCAGTCAACACGCAGCGCTACAAGAACCTCCGTGCAGAGATGTGGGGACGCATGAAAGAGTGGATCGCGCAGGGCGGCTGCTTGCCGCAGGACTCTGATCTTGAGACTGACCTGACGGGCGTTGAATACGGCTACACCCCAACGAATCAAATCCTGCTCGAGAAGAAGGAGGACATGAAGAAGCGTGGCATGGCGTCGCCTGACAATGCCGACGCGCTGGCGCTCACGTTCGCCGTCCGCATGAACGAATACATAGACAACCCGACGCCGCCGGCAGGGCGACGACGCCAGGAGATCAGAAGCCGAGATCCTTATCGGTAGTGCGCGTGTGCTGAGGCTGATGGTGGAGGATGTACGCATTAAGGAGCATTCATCATGGCTATCAGTATCAGACGAATCACGTGCCGTGAGGCTTGGGGAAATCCCGCGTGGCCGAAGATCGTAAAGGAGTACGGAGAGGACGTGCGATATCCGGACCTCGAGCCTGACCCTGACTATCAAGAGTATCTGTGGCTTGAGATCAAGGGGACGCTGCACAGTGTCGGCGCTTTTGACGGTGACCGCCTGGTCGGCTTCGTCAACTACGTCACGACAACCATTCCGCACTTCAAGGCCAAAAGGCTTGCGTCGTCGGAGTCTCTGTGGGTCGACCTCGATTACCGAAAGGGTGGCGTCGGTCGGGCCCTGATTGAGGCTGCAGAGCGCTTCGCCAAGGAAGACGGGTGCTACGGCTTCTACTGGGGTGTGAAAAAGGGGACGCGTGCCGAAAAGCTTTTTGAGAAGGTCGCGACGCCCATGAACACGCTCTTCTGGAAAAAGCTATGAGTGCCCTTTCGCTTGTGTCAGACCTACCGGCTTGCTCTCCAGAGGATCTCGACGAAACGATGAGGATGCGTGCTGTCGTCGCAGAGATGCCGCAATACGACTTCCCGACGGAGCACTTCTTTCATGGCGGCATGTACGTCCGAACAGTCAAGATGCCGGCCAGCTCAATCCTGTGTGGTGCTGTCATCAAGGTGCCGACGCTCGTCACCGTTGCTGGTGACTGCATTGTCAAGGTCGGTGAGGATGCCCGAGAGATTGTTGGCTATGCCGTGCTTCGCGGAGCACCGGGCAGATCGCAAATCTTCATCGCGCGGGCCGAGACGTACATCACGATGTCCTTCCCTTCAAAAGCCAAAACGCTTGAGGAGGCGGAAGAAGAATTTACGGACGAATTTGATCAACTCATGTCAAGGAGAAGCCAATGTCTGGCGGAGTAACAGGTGCAATCATCGCGGGCGGTGCCATCGCGGCGGCTAGTGCTGCCGCTTCCGTCTATTCGAGCAAAAAGCAGGCGAAGGCCCAAGAGGCCGCGTCCAAGCGCGCCGAGCAGCAGGCAAAGGAGCAGGCCGCACAGCAGCGCCAACAGCAGCGCAAGCAGGAGGGTAGCTCTGCAAATGTAGGTTCTATCCTCGAGCAGAATATGAATTCTGGCTTGAGCGGTGGATCGACGCTTCTCACGGGGGCGGGCGGTGTTGGCGACCTTAACCTTGGTGCTGGCGGAAAACTGGGGTAAGCCATGAAGGATAAGGACTTGCGTGAGCGTGTCCTTCGCAGGTGGGAGCGGCTGAAGGTAGAGCGTGAGCCCTATGTCTCTCAGTGGCTCGAGATCAGTCGCCACATCACGCCTGCGTCTGGCCGCTTCCTGTACACCAAATCAAAGACGAACGAGGGGCGGGACCGCTGGAATCGCATCTATGACTCGACGGCGGTCCGCGCTGCGAACATTCTGCAGGCCGGTCTAATGTCCGGCATGACGGACCCGTCGTCGCAGTGGTTCTCGTTGACGACTGGCTCTCCTGACCTCGATGAGTCGCACGCCGTGAAGGTCTGGCTCGATGATGTCCAGCGCATTATGGAGATGGCCTTCACTCAGACGAATATCTATCAAGCTCTACAACACACATGGCGTGAGGTAGGCGTCTTCGGCGTGGCGGCCTTTGTCATCGTCGAGGATCCCGTCTACAGCTTCGTGGCGCATCCTCTCGTGTGCGGTGAGTATTGCATCGGGTGTGACTTCAGGGGGCGTCCTGACACGCTCTATCGTCGCTTCACGATGACGGCGGGGCAGCTCGTCTCTCGCTACGGACGGGACCGCGTGTCTCGCGCAGTTCTGACCAACTACGACGAGGGGAAGGTAGATGAACCCTTCGTCTGCATACATGCCATTGAGCCGCGCTTTGACCGCGATCCAAGCAAGCTCGACAACCGAAACATGCCGTGGAGGTCTGTCGTCATTCAGGTCGATCATGATGAGGACGCGTCGGGCGTACTTGACGAGTCTGGCTATCGCGATTTCCCTGCCGTCGTCGGAAGGTGGGGCGCATCAGCCTCTGACGTCTACTCGGAGGAAGCTCCGGGCATGATGGCAATCGGTGACGCGCTTCAACTCAATCACCATCAGGTGCAGAAGGGCAATGCGGTCGACTACATGGTCAATCCGCCGCTCATCATGCCGGCAGACGCTCGAGACAACGAGGTCGACTTCCTGCCTGGCGGACGAAGCTACATTGACAACCCGGGCGCGGGCAATCAGGTGCAGCCTGCCTTCGCGGTGAACCTGCCGCTCGGAGACCTGCGCGAAGACATCGCCGACGTTCGCAGTCGCATCAATTCGGCCTTCAACGTTGACCTCTTCATGATGATCGCGAATGCCGGTCACGGGCAGATGACGGCTACCGAGGTGGCCGAGCGTCACGAGGAAAAGCTGATGATGCTCGGGCCCGTGCTCTCTCGTCTCAACGAGGAGGTCTTGCGTCCGCTCATCGAGCGATGCTTTGACATCCTCGCGCGTCAGGGACAGCTTCCGCCGCCTCCTGAAGAGCTCCGAGGGCAGAAGCTGTCGGTCGAGTACACGTCCATGCTGGCGCGCTCTCAACGCGCGATCCGTGCCAACAGTCTCGATCAGTTCGTGAGTCGCGTCATGCAGGCCGCCCAGGTCAACCCGAACATCCTGCAGAAGCTCAACGCGTTCAACCTCGTTGACGAGTATGCGGACTATTTCTCTGTTGCTCCGTCCGTTGTCGTTCCAACCGATGAGGCGCAGGCGGCGATTGAACAGCAACAGCAGGCCCAGCAACAGCAGGCGCAGGCCGAACAGATGCAACAGTCTGCCGACGCTCTGGCGAAGCTCGGCCGTGTTCCGTCCGACGATTCCACGATGGCCGGCAAGGCCGTTAAGGGACTTGCGGCAATGGCACAGCAGTAAGTGCGCGTGTGAAGTATGACGACTGACATCATGACACCTGAGCGCGATCCCTTCCGCAGGGAGGAGGTCGAGGCTCGAGAAGAGGAAAGGATCAGGCTACAGAAGATCGCCAATGCGTTGAAGGCCGTACTGGCCACGCGCGACGGACGCATTGTCCTGTGGCAGCTACTTTCCGATACGGGCATCTACCGAAACAGCTTTGATCGTGACATTGCCGTGATGGCCTTCAATGAGGGCCAGCGCAATGTTGGGCTGAAGCTCCTTGATCGAATCATGTCGGTGGATGCGAATGCTTACAGATTAATGCAGGACGAAGCGAATGGAAGCGACTGAACAGACTCCGACCGGTGGTGTGGGCACTGCGCCCGCTCCTGCCGCACAGGAGTCCGACACGAATGCCGGCACTTTGCTGACGTCTGCCGGAAGCAACGAGGGTAAGCAGCAGGCCGAGCCGCAGGAAGGCGGCAACGGTGAGGCTGGCGAAGCCGGTGCTGAAGGTCAGGCAGAAGGCGAAGAGGGTGCCGAGAAAGAGGAGGGCGAAGGCGAGAAGCAGGGCGCCCCCGAGAAGTACGAGGACTTCAAGATGCCTGAAGGTACCGAGCTCGATGCAGAAGTCAGCACGGCCTTCCAAGGCGTGGCGAAGGAGCTCAATCTCAGTCAGGATCAGGCCCAAGGCTTCCTTGACAAGATGGCCCCAGTGCTTCAGAAGCGCTCTGCTGAACGTATCGCAGAGATCTCGAATGAGTGGATGGAACAGTCGAAAGCCGACAAGGAGTTCGGCGGCCAGAAGCTCACGCAGTCGCTCTCTGACATCGCTCGCCTGCGCGACACCTTCGCGCGTAACGCTGACGGAAAGGTCGATGCGGACATTCAGGAGTTCCTAAGCTCCCCGATGGGCAACCATCCGGGCGCTTTGCGACTGCTGAGCCGCATCGGACGCGCTTTCGGCGAGGCGAAGTACCCCGGTGGCGGATCTGCCGAAGACGGACAATATACCGCCGAGCAGTTTTACCAAGACGCAATGAAAGGAGGCAAGTAAATGCCGAATGTTGTGACTGACTCGAATCCGATCACTCTGGCGGACTTCGAAGGTCTTACCAGCGATAAGCCGGTGCGCCAGCTTATCCATACCATCAGAGATTACAACGGCTTCTTTGACCAGGCTGTCATCCAGCGTGGCAATGACGGCTCCGGTGACCGAGGCAAGGTCGTGACGTCCTACCCGGAAGGTCAGGTGCGAGCATTCAACGAAGGTTGGGATGCTGAGCGCGTGACGGGCGCGGACGTTCGCTACGCTGCCGCCATGGTCCGTTCCCGCTCCGAAGTGGACAAGTCCCTTCTCGCCACCCGCAAGGCCAATGAGCGCGCCGCCTTCCGTCTTCGCACGGACGAAGGCTTCATGCGCGGCCTCTCCCGGTCTGTCCTCAAGAAGGTCCTCTACGGCGACAGCAACCTCGAAAGCCGCGACCCGAACGGCATTCTCAACATCGTCACGCTTCAGAACGAAGCGTTTGCCGATCGAATCATCGACGCCAAGGGTACGACCGAAAACAAGCAGACGGACATCCTTCTGATCAACTGGGATCCTGCTTCGACGTATCTTTTCTATCCGGAGAACGGTTCCAACGCTGGTCTCTCTGTGGAAAACATGGGCGAACAGTACGCGTTTGACGCCAACGGCAAGCGCTTCCGTGCAGAAATTACGGAATTTGCTTGGGATATTGGCGTTGCCATGTACGATCCGCAGCGCGTCGTCCGCATCGCCAACATCGACTCCACGAAGCTGACGAAGAAGAACACGACGGGTCCGGACCTTCTCGATCTGATGATCGATGCTCTTGAGCGCTTGCCCGACGAGCAGCAGGGTCGTGTCGCCTTCTACATGAACGACAACACCCGTAGCTTCCTGGCTCGCCAGATCCTGAACAAGGACAACGTTCTTCTTTCTCAGGATGAGGTCGCGGGTCGCAAGTGCATGACGTTCCGCGGCGTGCCGATTCATCGACTTGGGACGGACATCATGCCTAACACGGGCAAGATTCTCAACTAAGGAGAGGAAAGATGATGGATATTAAGCTCGCGTTCTGCGAGAAGAAGGCGGCTACCACTGCTATCACTTCTGATGTGATCGATTTCCTTCAGAAGGCTCCGACGACCGGTCTGAATGATCGACCGCTCTATGTGGTCTGCAAGTTCCCGACGGCTCTTGTGGGCACCTCTATCGTCATCGCGATCGAGGACTCCGACGACAACAGCTCGTTCAAGCCGGTAGTTCAGACCGGTGCGCTTGCATCGGCTGACACGACGAAGGGTCTTGCTCTTCCGATGCCGGTCAAGCATCGCCGTTACGTTCGTCTCAAGACGACGCCTACCTCCATTACGGGTGGCACTATGACGGCGTATCTGAGCGACGTGATCGAAGTCCCGACGACGTACAAGGTCGAGGGCATTGAGTTCCTGCCGGGCGCTGCCGCCTGACGCGTGAACAGCTGAAAATTCTTTCAGGAGGCGGGGCGGACAAACGTCCCGCTTTTTCTTTATGGCAACTGCTGTAGACATCTGCAACCTTGCGCTCGGCATGCTTGGCGACTCTGGTGATGTGACATCCATCACGCCGCCGGACGGGTCGCCTCAGGCCGGCCACTGCGCTCGATGGTATCCGCTTGCTCTGCGCAAGCTCTATGAGGAGCACGATTGGTCTTTTGCGATCCGGCGTTCCAGAGGCGTCGAGCTCTCAAACGTGGACGAGGATCTCTATGAGTGGAAGCACGGCTATCTCCTGCCGTCCGACTGCGTGCGTCTGCTTCGCGTATCTGAAGTCGGCAAGGAAGGGTTGCCGCTTGACTTTGAGGTCGAGCTCTATGAGTCGAACTCGGGCCGTGCCGTCTTCACGAATGCGACGAATGTCGTGCTGACATATGTTTCCTATGTAGACACAGCAACGGTATTCCCGACCTACTTTGTGCAGGCTCTGGTGATCCTTCTTGCGTCCTTTCTTGTTGGCCCCGTCAAGCGCTCGGATAGTTCGAGCGACGCGGCTGTTCGTCTCCTGCAGCAGTATGAGGCTGCGCTTTCTCGAGCCAAAACGGTTGATTCGAAGATGTCTGTTCATCGTCGTCGCGATGAGTGGCCGTTGCCGTCCGGCTTGCGTGCGAGGGTAATCTGATGGCAATTCGACAATATCAACGCGCCTTCAACGGCGGAGAGGTCTCTCCCTCGATGTTCGCCCGCATCGATGACGGCAAGTACCAGACCGGCATGGCGCTGTGCAAGAACTTCCTGATCGAGCCGCAGGGGCCGATCGTGATGCGGCCAGGCTTCAAGTATGTCAATCACACGAAGCACGCGGGCAAGAAGGCCAGGCTTATTCCGTTCAACTTTTCCATCTCGCAGACGATGGTGCTCGAGCTCGGCGAGAGGTATGTCCGCTTTCACACGCAAGGGCAGACCGTGCTGGGCAACAATGGACAACCGTATGAGATCGAGACGCCGTACATCGAGGCCGACCTCTTTGACATTCACTACGTCCAGTCAGCCGACGTGATGACACTGGTTCATCCGAACTATCCGCCGAAGGAGTTGCGCCGCTACGGGGCCACGGACTGGCGTCTGGTTGACATCAAGTTCGGATCGTCGCTGTCTGCGCCAACGGGACTGTCTGCGTCTCAGACAATCAACAAGGACGTGACGAATCCGACCGACTACAAGAGAACCTACGCCGTGACGGCATTGCTTGCTGACGGGACCGAGGAGTCGGTTCGATCCTCATCCGTGACGATTGATTGCAACCCGTATGGCGACGGTTCGTACAACACGATCAGGTGGAACGCTGTGGCGGGTGCGGGTCTCTATCGCGTCTATCGAGATCAGGGCGGCGTATGGGCGTATGTCGGCCAGACCGACACGACGCAGATCATCGATGAGAACATCACGCCAGATGCGTCCATAACGCCCCCGCACTACGATGACGCCTTCTACTCATCCAAGGGCATCACGTCCGTCAGAGTGAACAATGGCGGGAGCGGGTATGTGCCGGCCAAGTACATCACAGATTTTGTCAACGTTTGCGAATACGACTGGGGAGACGGCTATAAGCAACAGAGTACGGGCTTCCCGGTCAACATACAAAGCAAGGCAAACCTGACATGGGAGATTGAAGACCCCAACGGCCATGGCTCTGGGGCGGATATCAGGCTAATCACAGGGGAGACCTATGCCGCTACTGGTGGGCCTGCTTCTGGTGGTCGCACAGCCTGCGTGACGGGTATCGAGATACGGTCGAGAGGCATCGGGTACGATAACCCAAAGCTTGTGATCAAGTGCCACAACAGGCACTGGCAGTTGGCAACTCTCTACCGCTTCCCGCTGACAACGTCCCACGATGTCCCGAAAATTGTGGTCACGGATTCGACTGGGTACGGTGCCGATCTTGTCCCCGTCATCGAGAATGGTCGGGTCGTATCAGTCACAATTCGTTCTGGTGGTCAGAACTATTCGTCACCAAACTTGTCTGTCGTCTCGTCAACGGGTGGCGGCGCGTCTCTTTCTGCCACTGTCGGTCAGGCTCCTGATTACCCGGGGGCTGTCTCATACTTTGAACAGCGAAGGTGGTTTGGAGGCACTCAGAATCGGCCGAACAACTTGTGGGCCACGCGTCCGGGGACGGAGGCCGATATGTCTTTCTCCCTGCCGTCGCAGTCTGATGACCGAATTGCCGTTCGAGTGGCGGCCCGCGAGGCGAACAGGATTCTGCACATCGTGCCTTTGGCCCAACTGATGCTCATGACGGGGGCTGCCGAGTGGCGTGTTTCACCTCTCAACTCAGACGCCATTACGCCAGAGTCGATGTCGGTTCGACCACAGTCATATGTGGGCGCGTCCAATGTGCAACCGCTTGTCGTAGGCTCGAGCATGATCTATGGCGCGGGCCGTGGCGGGCATCTCCGTGAGCTCGGATACAACTACGAGGCTGGCGGCTACATCTCTGGCGATGTGTGTCTTCGCGCTCCTCACCTCTTCGACAACCTGACGATTGTTGATCTGGCCTACTCAAAAGCGCCGTCTCCCGTGGTCTGGGCAGTCTCCTCGTCAGGGAAGATGGTCGCGATGGCATACGTTCCCGAACAGCAGGTCGGCGGCTTTTCTACGATCGAGACAAAGGGATCAATTGAATCAGCTTGCGTCGTGGCCGAGGGAGACGAGGACATCGTCTACGTGGAAGTCATGCGAACTGTCAATGGGCAAGCTGTTCGTTTTGTCGAACGCATGAACGAACGTCAGTACACGGATCTCAAGGAATGCGTCTACGTTGACTGTGCCGGCACATACCGTGGCGAGGCTAAGAAGGAGATCACGGGGCTCACGTGGCTCGAGGGTGAGACCGTCAGCATCCTTGCCGATGGTGCAGTCGAGCCTCAACAGGTCGTCAAGGACGGGAAGATCACGCTTACCTATCCTGCAGAGATCGTCCACGTCGGCCTTCCGTTCACGGCGGACATGAAGACGCTGCCAGTGGCGATGGCGCTTCAGGATGGTTCATACGGGTCCGGACACAAGAAGAACGTTCGCGAGGTCTTCTTTCGTGTGGTTAATTCGTCAGGCACTCAGGCGGGTCCGTCGTTCGACAAGCTCTCTGAATACCCGTCTCGTTCGACAGAGTTCGCTGGCAATGTTCCCGAACCGATTACCGACGAGATAGGCTTCCAGATTCAGCCGCAGTGGTCTCAGAGCGGGCAAGTCTGCGTTCGGCAGAAATACCCGTTGCCACTGAGAATCGTGAGCATGACGACGGTGCTCGAGCTCTCGTGATCGTGCGCGTGTAGGGAGATAGGCCCTCTAAGGTGTAGGCATCTTAGAGGGTTTTTCTATGTCTGCTACTCCTGCTCAATTCGGGTACGGGATGCTCATCACGCAGGGCATCGCGAACACCATTACGGCGCTCGGCTCCTTCGGCATTTCAAAGCATTCGAACGCGGCCGCTCAGGCTCAGGCCAACATTGCCCGCATCAATGCGCAGATGATGGAGCGCCAGTATCAAGCAACGTTGCGTGCGTCCGAGAAGGCGATTGTGTCGAAAACGATGGCGGCCGGGCAGGTCAAGTCTGCTCAGCGTGCGGCGTTGGCTGCAAACGGCATCGCAGTCGGCGAGGGAAGCGCTGCAGAGATGCAGGCGTCCACCGACATCGTCAAGGAGATGGACGTCAACCAGATCAAGTCGAACGCCTTGTCTGAGGCGTGGGGCTACCGGTGGAAGGGCGTCGGCTACGAAGCTCAGGCGCTTCAGGCAGAGGCGCAGAAGGTCAACAAGTGGGACAAGTTCGGTACGACGCTGTTGGGCGGTGCCTCTCAGGTTGCCAACAACTACATGCTCATGGGCGCTTCCGGGATGTTCAACACGAACAAAAGCAGTGGCGGATGGAACTACCCGGACATTGCGTCCAGCTACAAGAAGACGATGATCGGAGGGTACTAAATGCCAATGGTTCCAACTTTTCAGGGCGGCCTGCCTCAGGTGCGGGACTCGGGTAACTCTGGGTTCTCGCCTATCAACGTGCCTCAGGATCGCACGGACTATGACGCCGTTATGAAGAAGGCGCTCATGCCTGTGCAGGAGTGGGCCAACTCTGCGGTCAAGGCGCTAGACGTTCAGCGCGCCCGTGTCATCAAGGCCGAAAGCGACGACGCCGAGCGCGAGGTGATGAGTGCGATCGACGCGCATCTCAACAATCCAGAGACCGGCTATCTCACAAAGATGGGCCGCAATGCAATGGATGATTACCAGCCCGCAATGGAGGCGATGACTCGTGACGTCAACGCGATTGTCGGCAAGTTGTCTCCGCAAGCACGTGAGGCTGTACAGTCCCGTGTCTATGACCGCATGCAGTCTGCTCAAAGTCAGGCTCAGCGATGGAACGCAAGCCAGACGAGGCACTACCAAATGCAGTCGTCCTCGTCCAAGGTCGAGGCTTTGCAGGCGGACGCCGCAAACCACTACGCGGATCCCGAGTATCTCGCGAAGTCGTCGGCCTCTGTCGACATGGAGCTCGACTACCAGGCTCAACTGATGGGCTGGGACGCCGAGACCTTGGCAAACCAGAAGCGTGCGCACATGGATCAGCTGCAGGCAAATCGCTTTTCGGCGTGGGCTCAGGATGATCCTGTAAGTGCTTTTGAGGCGTTGAGGTCAGCTCCAGAAGATTCAATGAGTGCGGACATCCGTCGAAAGCTTGACGACTCTCTTTGGCGTCAGTCAAAAGGGTTGCTCGCAGTTGAGTTGGCGGCAAAGCATCCTCTTACTGGAGACAAGGATGAGCTATGGCGGGCAATTAATTCGGAAAAGACTGGTCTCCCGCTTATTGATGGCCTTTCTCGAGCTCGTCGTGCAGAGCTCTTCACGTCGGTCTGGACGAAGCAAAAGGAGGCTCAATCCGAGTGGCGTCAAGATCTTGCGCTCCGCGAGAAGAACAGTCTTGCGCTTATTGGTGAGACTGGAGTGGATGCAGATATGTTGAGTCTAGAGCAGTATGTTGAGGCGTATGGGGAACCCGAAGGTAAGCGTCGCTATGACCTCTATGAGTCGACCGCCGAGACAGTTGCTGCTATGCATGGATTTCGCAAGATGCCTGTCGATGCAATGAATGCTGTCATTGAAGCTTCGGCTCCTGTCCGCGGTAGCGATGACTATGCTGGCCAGGTAAAGCGTCGCGACGCCCTTATTAAAGCTAGAGACGAAATCACGAAGTCGAGAAAGAACGATCCGATTGCGTATGCGATATCCACCGGTGACTATGACACCAAGGGGATTGATTTTGATGACCTCAATTCGATCGTTGGCCAAGTGACGAAGCGTGCTCAGAATGCTGACTCTATGGCAACAGATTATGGGACGAAAGCAAGGATCTTCAGTTCCGAGGAGGTGTCTCGACTCAAAACGAAGATTGACGGTTTGGGGGCGAGAGACAAGGCTGCCTTTTTGGGGCAGATTGCTGACGCCGCTGGTGAGGCAGGTGTGGGCATTGTGATGCGCCAATTAGGTAACGAATATGCAACGGGATTTTTGCTTTCTGCTGATCCATCAATGCGTGCCAATGGCGTTCCAGAAAACTACTTCCTTGGAAAATCGGGTATTGCCGAAAAGCAGACGAAGGTCGGCATTGTGACTTCGCCTAGCACAGGTATTCCGCTCAAGGTCGAGGCATTGAATGGTCTTATTGACAATCCCGTAGTGCGCGAAAAAGTGGTCGATTCAATCACAGCGGTGGCGGCTGGGAAGGTCATGAACGGAACGAGTTCTGGAGAAGCAATGACGCAGGCGATGATGGAAATCGTCGGAGACATTCAGGAGCACAACGGCTACAAGGTCGCGCTCAAGGGCGGCATTCGTCTGAGTGATCTGGAGAGTGCTGTGCGAAGCAATGTCCGCAATTTCGAGCGCCTCAAGGGCGTCGTGGCAAAGCTCCCGGACGGCACGCCGTTGACGGGGCAGGAGGTTGCCAAGATCCTGCCAGCCGCACGTCTGAGGTTGTCGACGACCGGTGTCGACAACGACTTTGATGTCATCATGGCCAATGGTCAGAAGCTCATTCAGGCCGACGGCTCTCCCTTCACCATTCGCGTTGTGAGCTTTGCAAAATGATTTTTCTGAGAGAGTATTCGGAGGAGCTCCCGACCGCTCCGGTCACATCGCCCGTTCCGCAGGTGACGGTTGAGCCTGTGGAACAGGAGCCGAGCTGGTACACAGGTATGGGCGACGCCATCTGGCAGGGCGCATACGCAGCCTACCTTGAAAACCAGTCTGCGCTGAAGGGTGTCGTTTCGTCTGCGGGCTTTGGCGACGATGAGTACCGCGCGTGGCTTGACGCGACGGCTGCCGAGAACCGTCGCCTCGTTCGCGACGAGTACACGCCCGATCCAGAGAAAACGAGCGTGGCCGCTCAGGTCCTCTACGGCGTCTCGAACGGTCTGGCGAAGTACGGTATGGCCGCCGCCGTTGGTGCGGCTGCGGGGCCTGCTTCGATCGCTGTGACACCTGTTGTCTTCGGTGCTTCTGTTGGCATCAATGAGACGCAAAAGCTCAAGGACGAGGGCGTTGACGATGAGACTGCGACGAAGGCCGGCATGGTCTCTGGCGCGATGAACGCTTTTTGGGGCGGTGTGCCTGGTGCGTTCGGGCGAAGCATCAAGGCAAAGGTATTGACCGGTGCGAGCCTCGGTGCTTTCACGTCCTATAACGAGATGGGCGCGATTAAAACCGTTCTCGAGAATGCTGACTATTCCAAGCTCGCGTTGAAGTACGATCCGACGGATCCCGTCGGGATGGGCGTCAATGCGCTCGTTGGTGGCCTCATGGGGCCCGTGTCGGCAGGTGCGTCGTGGAAGACTCGCGGCTCGAAGACGGCGAAGCCCGCAGAGGCGGATGCGCCGGAGTTGACAGATGTGGACGTCGAGGATGCTGCACGCTACCGGGCGACGCAGATTGCTGCAGAGGCGAACCTCCCGGTCGATCACGGCAATGCGGAGCAGGTGCGTGAGGCGCATCAGGCCGAGGCGACCGCGCGCGAACAGATTGACGCGGGCAAGACCGTCCGCGTGAGTGAGAAGGCCGTGGATCCTGAGGTGATTCAGGAGATTCGCGAGAAGTCTCTGGCGAAGTTGGCCGCGCAGTCAAAGCGTGACGGCGCGATCCTGCAGAACCGCGACCGCTCCTCGAAGGAAAGCGTTGCGCAAATGCGAGGGATTGCCGCGCACCCCGACTACCTACGCGTCTCGATCAGCAACAGTCTGTCCGACGGCGCGCCCGTCGTGACGGATTGGGCGGATATCCCCGACATTCAACGCGGCACTGCTGTGACGCTTGTGGACGGCACTGGCGCGCGCTACGACAGTCAATACGTCGTGGTGGATGCCGACATGGTCATCACGTCCAACGACATCAACGGACAACCGAACAACCTGTACGGCGTCGAGGGCGTGGATGCGGCTTATGCCGTTGCCGGCAATGGTCGCGTGACGGCGCTTAATCACGCTTACGACTTGGGCACGGCGGACACGTACAAGCAGGAACTGATGCAGGACGCTGCACGCCACGGCGTGGATCCTGACGTCATTGCGCAGATGCAGAGGCCGATTCTCGTGCGCGTTGTCGACAAGGAGAAACTGCCCGCAGACATTGCGGACAGGACCAACACTCGCACGACTGCCGAGATGAGCATGGTCGAGCAGGCGATCAATGACGCCCAGCGCATCGACCTGGCATCGCTCAAGTTCACAGAGGACGGAAACGTTTCTCTCGATACGATCTCTCAGTTCGTGCAGCTCATGCCCGCATCTGAGCGCAATCGGTTGGTCGTCAACGGCGTTCCAACGGCAGAAGCAAATGCGCGTTTGGACGCTGCGATTTTTCAGTCTGTGTACAAGACACCTGGCTTGACAGGGCTTCTGGATGCAGGCAAGGCTCCAGCCGGAGTGTCGACCATGTTGCGCGCCTATCGAGCGCTCGCGCCTAAGTTACTCGATCTTGATGGCACTGGCGACGTGGACGTTCGCACGGCTCTCGCTGAGGTGCTCAATGAGTTCGCTTCTACGCGCGCCAACGGGCAGAAGCTGTCCGTGGCAGAGCTAGCGGCCCAGATGTCGACTACTCGCTCACCCATGGCGCAGGCTTACCTCGACTACTTCGCGAAGGTCGACAAAGAAGGCGGTGGCTACAAGCGTATCGTGGATGACATCTCGTCCAGTGCGGACCTGATCCGACAGAGCCGCGCGATGGCAGAGGCCGACGCTGCGTCGGGTGGCACATCGATGTTTGGCGACGTAACGACGCTCTCTCAGCTCGATGTAATGCGAGACTTCTCACAGCGAACAGGTGTTGAAATTGATGAAGGGCAGTTTATTAAGACTGATAGCCTGGCTGGAGCCGTCAAGTTTGAGGCAGAGCGACGTGGACAGGCTTTGCGAGATGCCATTGATTTGGCTATGCAAAAACAGGGGCTTCCACCAATTGAGCGAAATGTAAAACTTGAATTAATTGAAGTTGGTCGTAGTGCTGACGGTGTTCATAGAGTATGGGGTCTGAAGGGCAATCCAAACTTGGTAGTGATGCCAGATGGTGTTGATGGTGTGAAGCCATTGCCTGTCCGACTTCAAGAAGGAACTATGAGCAGAGATCACATTAGGAAGCACGAAAGCGAACTTCAACAGGCTGGATTCACAAATGTTGAAGAAGCAATTGTTGATGCAGCAAAAAACTGGACAAGGATAACTCGAGGTACAAAAAAAGATGCAATAAGATTGCAACGTGTGCTGTATTCCGATGAACGTGGTCGATTGGTTCGTTCTGTGTTACAGGTTGAGTTTCAAGAGATTGCGGGAGCATATCGAATAGGGTCGGTGTTTGTGAGTAAAAAGCCAACCGAAAAAGAAACCCTGTTGCTTGATCGTCAGACTCACGACCGTGGCCTCCTCTCGTTACACAAAGGGCAACCTCAGGACTGGCATCCACCCGCGACTTCAGTCGGCAGCAACAGGGATTCAGGAGCTACGATAGCTGATCGTCAGGCTCACGACCGTGGCCACACCTCAAAGGATGTCTGGCACCCACTCTCGCCTTCAGTAGAAACTACCGCATCTCCTGATAAAAGTATCGGTCAGGATCTTGGTAATGTCAAGACTTTTAAAGCCCTTGCTGATGCAGAAAAACGAGCCAAAGACTCAGCAATCGTGAAAGAGAGCATGGCAAAAATTCGTGACTCCGAAAACGATGCTGAACTCAAGCAGTTGACTCGTCAGGCCCTGATTGCTCTTGACGACTCGCCGGATATGGCGATTCCGCTTGTGGACGAAAACGGAAACCCTGCCGCGATTAGCGCTGCCGAGCTGATCGCTCGTGAAGATGCTCGAGCGGCTGAGCTTGAGAAAACGGCGAAGGAAGGCGTTACGACTGCGGTTGCCTGTGCACTTGTCAACAATGGGATTTAAAAATGACGGACTTTCGTAAAAAGCAGATGCGCAAAGAGTGCGTCGAACGCGTACAACTTTCTCTCGGGAAAAAGATTACGCCAACAGAAGCATCAGATTTGTTGGCACAGGTGCGGGCGAGAATGGCGGCGCTTCGTCTTAAGGATCCGGTGGCTTGGGATGCTATGTCTAAACAGGCGCGAGTAGATATGGCTGTCAAGGAAGTCCAAGAGGCGATGATGGCAGAGGCGTTGAAGATCAAACAGCGTGCTCGCTTAACTGTGCTCGCGCAGGCCCGCGTTGAGAAGAGCATGGCCACTGCACGCAAGCGTGGCTACCACGGCTACTCGGCGGGTATGCAGGTCCTGCAGGAGGTCGATCGCTATGTGCAGGCGACTCAGTCGGAAGTGGCGTCTGACTTTCTGGTGGCTCTGGAAGGAAAGCAGAAAGGCATCCTCGGCCTGATGGAAGACAAGAACTTTGCTCGTGACGTTGTGCGAGAGGTCTACGGTCAGGATACGGGTTCCAAGATGGCCAAGGAGGTTGCCGGTGTCTGGGTGTCTATGTCTGATTCCGCCGTCGACCGATTCAATGCCGCCGGCGGAAATCTAGGCAAGCTCGAGCACTACGTGCCGCAGACACACGACGATGCGCGCATGAGACAGGCTGCAGAGATCCTCAAGGGTGATTCTGCCTTTCAACGCTTCCAACATGAATTTGGCTACACGGCAAACGGCGTGAACCCATACGGCGACAATCAACGGGCGTGGGTGGCGTATGTCTTTGAGCGCATCGACAAGAGTCGCTACGTCGATCTCAATGGCGAGCAGATGACCGACGAGGACATCGTGCGAATGCTTCTGAAGGCGTATGACACGATTGTTCAGAACGGCGCGGAAAACTTCGAGCTTTCGTCTGTTGCTGGTGAGGGCTTCGGCGGCGGCGCTAGCAGGGCTAACCGTGGCGATCTTCACAGGTCAATCCACTTCAAGGACGCCGAGGCGTTCATCGAGTATCAGGAGATGTTCGGTCACGGCCCGTTCTTCGGCAATATGCTCGGGAGCCTGCGCCGCACGGCAAAGGACGCGGCGCTGCTCGAGATGATGGGCCCTAACCCAAACAACATGAACATGGGCATCAAGCGCATGTGTCAGGCCGAAGCGGACCAGATGAACGGCAAAATGCAGGGTGTCCTCGCGCCACTCAAGGCGAAGCGAATCGGTTTGTCGAAGGATTACTACGACTCGGCCTGGTCTGTCCTGAACGGTGAGGCGTCGTCGGTCCGCCCCGACAGGCAGTTCGTTGCTGGCCTCATGGGCGGCGCTCGCAACCTCGAGGTCGTCGGCAAGCTGCAGAGTACGTTCATCAACTCTCTGCCCGACATCGCAACGTACTTTGTCGCCTCTGGGTTGCACAAGGTTCCTATGCTGAGGGCGACGGCAAACCTCTGCAAGGCGTGGGGCAGCGAGTCCAAGGACATCGCGCGCCGCGCGGGCCTGATGGCCGACGCGCTTGCGTCGAATCTCGATCGCTTTGGGCAGAACAATGTCGGACAGGGTTGGACGGGTATGCTCGCAAATTGGATGATGAAGTTCTCCCTGCTCGACCAGTGGACAAACGGCGTTAGACAGGCGTCCATGATTAACATGATGGGCGTCATGTCCAACGTGTCCGCGTGGAACTGGAACATACTCGAGCCCTTCCAAAAGCGACAGTTGGAACGCCTCGGCGTGACTGAACGTGATTGGAAGCTGTGGCAGGCCGCAAAGCCGTACAAGGCCCACAATGGCGCGCGCGTCCTCACACGACAGGACATCCGAGAGGTCGATCTCGACACGCTGAACGGCATCAATCCCAATCCGGATAGCCTTGATCCTCAGATCGACGCCCCGTTCACACAGAGAGACGTCGATCACGCGGTTTCGACCTACGTCGCCTTCCTGCGCGACGAGTCCGGTCTGGCCTCGCTAGCTCCCGACTTGAGGACGAGGGCTCTTTCCAACATCGCGGGCGGGCGCGGCACTTTCGGCGGCGAGGTCATGCGCTCGGTTCTGCTCTTCAAGAGTTTCCCGATCGGCTTTGTGCTGAGGCATCTTGAGCGAGGGAAGGATCTTGTGCAGACTCGCGGGAATGCCAGCGCAACAAAGTATGCCGCCGCCGTCATTGTCGGCTCGACAATCTCTGCGGTTATCTCTGTTCAGTTGAAGCAGCTCATTGCCGGCAGGGATCTGCAAGACATGAGCGATGACGATTTCTGGTGGCAGGCCCTATCTACGGGCGGCGGCCTTTCCTTCTTGACGGACCTCATCATTGCGGGCGTCGACGGTCAGAACGCCTACGGCTCTCCGAACTTCCTGAGGTTCCTCGGCCCCGTTGCCGGCACGATGCTCGACACTTGGGACGTCGCCAAGGCTGCGTGGAACGAGGGGGCGTATGACAAAGAAAGCTCTGCGGATGCGAAGGCGCTCAAGCTCGTGCGAGGTCATATGCCTTTCGTGAACCTGTGGTACACGAAGGCCGTCTTTGACCGTGCGGTTTACAACGACCTGATGGAATTCTGCTCCCCGGGCTACACAGCTCGAGTGGAGGGATGGGCAATGAAGAAAACGGGGCAAGAGTATTGGTGGGCTCCGACAAAGCTTCAGCCTACACGCATGCCGAAGATGGCGACGAATCCTGATTTGTGATATAGTTTCACCGAAGCGGAGAAATCGAATCTCCGTTTCGGTAGGAGAAAAAGATGAAATTAACAGAGTATGGAAAACTGGTCCGTAAAGCCAGAATTGATGCGGGCATCACCATGCTCACTATGGCAGAGGCTCTGAGCGTTGCTCCGTCGTTTCTCAGTGCGACAGAGGTGGGGAACAAAAAAATCCCAGAGTCTTTTGTGGCAAAGGTGGTTGCGTATTTCCGGTCTTTGGGCGTGGAAGTGTCTAATCTGCAGGAGGCTGCTGATGTTTCCAATGAGCAGGTATCCATTGAGGGCCTCACCCCGGCGCAACAGTTTTTGGTCGCCGGTTTCGCAAGAACGGAATTGACCGCTAAACAAATTGATGAGCTTTCAGACATGTTGTCGAAGATCCAGAAAGGAGGTCTATGAGTCTTCGTGGATTCAGAGTTCCGCGTGCTACGGTGCAACAAATCCGTACTATTGCTGAAGCGCTAAGGCATACGCTACAAGGGCAGAACTTCAAAAGCATGGAAGAGTTTTTAGACGGCATGATCAATGACTTAAAGTTATTGATCGTTCCTGACAATGCTTCTGAATTGCCCGGTGGGTTTGAGGCTGGATATGATCCAGAAAAACGGTGCATATTGCTCAGAGATTCAGACTACAAAGCTCTGTGCCGTGGAACGGGGCGTAGAAGTAGATTTACCTTCTGGCATGAGTTTGGCCATTTCTTTTTGAATCACCGGCGTGTGATTGGACGAGCTACAGCTAATGAATTGCCTCATTCTTACGAGGAAGATTCTGAATGGCAAGCGAATACGTTTGCGGCCGAATTCCTGATGCCGTATAGCGTGATTAAGCGTGAAGGTCTAACTACGCCAGAGCAGATCATGCATAGGTTTAAGGTTTCAAGGCCTGCTGCAGTGGTGAGACTGAAGGCCCTAAAAGAAGAAGGGCGCTAAGAAGTACCAGTTCTTAGCGCCCGGTAGGGAGATAACCTGGGTGGACTCCCTCCTTGCATATTTTCAGCGCCTGTTAGTGTATAGCTAATGAAAGGCGTCGTCAAGGCTCTCGCTACCCAGGAAAGGATTGGTAGCTTTATGCTGAGTCCAACCAAACACGGTCCTGCGCCTGCGGGATACCGTTGGGTTTATTGCCGTTCTTATCGTCATTACCGCTCAGGTAAGCTGATGATTGCGAGCGATTATGGATACGAAGCCTGGGCTTTTCTGGTTAGAGCCTAAGTTGAGTTTTCAATAAGCCTTTTTAGCCCTGCTGCTGCGGGGCTATTTTTTTGTGTGCGCGTGTGCCTTGCATCTCGTAGGAAGATGGCTCCACTAAGGAGCCATTTTCTATGATCGAGTACGTCAAAAGATTAGCTGGGCCGTTCACGTCAGAGGGACAGTCGAGATTGCCTTTCGGCTTTCTCATCTTTGAAAAGACTGACGTGTATGTCGCCACGGCTGATGATCCTGAAGCGCAGGCAAGAATTCTTGTGTATGGGCAGGATTATTCAGTCGAGATGAATTCTGATCAGGCCGCGACGCCGGGTGGCACGGTTGTCTTGACTACGCCGATTGTCAAAGGGAACATCTTTGTAGTTGGGTCTGCCGTTGCCTACACGCAGAACATGCAGCTGACGAACTACTCGAGGTTCCCGCCTGAGATCATCAATGAGGCGATGGATCGAGTTGTTGTGCAGATCCAGCAGCTCGTAGAGCGCCTTGACCGCACTTTGTCAGTTCCGCCGACATCTGACAGTACTCCTGAACAGTTGATTGAGAAGCTGATGGCCGCACAAGACGACGCTCGACAGTTCGCAGATGCCGCTCAGAAGTCTGCCGAAGAGGCGAAGAAGTCCGAAGAGAAGACGAAGGAATATGCCGAAGCGGCCACCGTCATCGTCCCGTTCAAGGACGAGATCAAGACCGTGGCCGACAACATCGAGCCTGTGGTGGTGACAGGTACGGCCATTGAGGACGTGAAGACCGTTGCGTCGATCAAGCCTGAAGTGGTCGAGGTTGCGGGCAAGTCCTACGAAGTCACGAAGGTCGCGGAAAAAATCGCCGATGTTGTGACGGTGTCGAAGGGCATGCCATACGTTGAAACGGTCGCGACCGACCTTATTGGCAAGGTCGTAGGCAACGGAGATTACGACTGCGGGTCTACCACGGATGAGATCGTTGGCGATATCGAAGTTGTCGACGGCAACATTCGCACTGTTGCGACAAACATCGAGGACGTAAACAAGGTAGCCGACGCCATCGATCGTGGAGACCTTGAGACGGCGGTGAATGCTGTCGAGACAACGACTGAAAACGTTCGGCTGTCTCAAGCGGCGCAGAAGAGCGCGGAGGCCGCCAATGCGTCCGCGCTCGAGGCGCAAGCCGGTGCAGAGGCAAGTAATGCTCTCGCAAAGAAGTGGGCCACGCAGACGACGGCCCCGGTGGAAGGCGAGCTCTATGGCGCTAAGTATTACGCCGACCAGGCCGCGCAGTCTGAAAGCTCCACCAGTGGTCTCCTGCAGGAGGTGATGGACGCGACTGCGGCGGGCGTGAGGAACATTCAGTCTGTGGGCAGCACGCAGGTGACTGCGGTGCAGAATGCGGGCTCCACCACCATCGATCAGATTACGCAGGAAGGCTCCTCGCAGAAGTCGGTTGTGGCTGCCGAGGGCACCAAGCAGGTCGGTTTGGTGGTGAATGCCGGCACGACACAAGTTGCCGCCGTCAACGCGGCCGGCGCTACTCAAACGGCCAACGCAAAGGCGCAAGCTGATGCCGCAGCCAAGTCGGCTACCGATGCATCGAACGCTCTGAAGGCGGCGGAGACTGCGAAGGCAGGAGCCGATACGGCCAAGGCCGGTGCAGAGTCTGCGAAGACTGCTGCCGTGACGGCGCAGGGCAAGGCCGAGACTGCGGCAACCACTGCGACGCAGAAGGCGTCGGACGCGGGGACCAAGGCAAGCGAGGCGGCAAAGTCCGCGCAGGCCGCAGCAGAGTCTGCCAAGGTGGCCGCATTCGCAGTTCGGCTCACGTCGACAAACGTGAGCGCCAGCGGCACTGCGGCGCTTACCTCGCTCACGCCTTCTGCCAATGTGAAGGTCGGTGACACGGTGATTGATCCTGATGGTGAGGTCTTCCAGATCGCGTCGATCGCATCGAGCACGTTCACGGTTGGAGCGAGGCTTGCAAACGTTCGAGGTCCACAGGGACCGAAGGGCGAAACTGGCGCGGCCCTCGCGATCAAGGGTAGCTTCCCGTCCCTCGAGGAGTTGCAAGAGCAACATCCGACCGGAACGCTGGGCGACGCCTACATGGTCGGCTCGCGTCTCTACTCGTGGAGCGGAAGCGCTTGGGTCGACTGTGGCGACATCAAAGGCCCGAAGGGCGATCAGGGCATCCAGGGTGAGCGAGGTCCAACGGGGCCGGCGGGCACTACGACGTGGGCGGGCATTACCGGCAAACCGACACTAGGCGCGCTGTCCGCCAAGGACAAGATAACGATCGCCGACTTTGATGGCGACATTGATTTAGGGAGCACGACGTAATGGCGACGAAACCAACGCGATTCGCCCAGATGGGCGATACGACAGAGAAGGTCGAGGCTTACACAGGCATTCCGAAACAGCTCGTGGTGGATACGTCCAAGTGGAATATCCACCTGATGGACGGGGCTACGCCTGGCGGCTATAAGGTGGCCATGGCGGCTGACCTAGCTGCAGGCCTTGCACAGAAGGTGGATACCTCGACATACACTGCAGGCCTTGCACAGAAGGTGGATACGTCCGAGCTTGAGACTGCGCTGAAAGAACTGATCGTTGAGTTCGGCGGTACCGTGCCGCAATAAGGAGCTGAGATGAATATTAAATATGAGTTGCTTTGTTCCGCGGTCGAAAAGCTGGCCGATAAGCTCAACGAGGAGATGCCGAAGGATTTCTATATCGATGAGCTCGGCCTCAGATACCCCTTGGTGCTTTCAGCGATTTTGCTAAACCGTATTCGTGAGCTTGAGGCCGAAGTAGAAAAACTGAAGAAAAAGGAGGAGATCAAAGAATGAAAACTCTTTCCGAAATGAAAGCCGAATACCTGAACGAGGCTCTGTCTTCTCCAGTAGGCGGCTATGTCATTCTTGACAGGAATGGCGAGGTGATGGCGCACAGTGTCAGTCCTTTCGTGCACTGCTATGTCGATCCGCTCGATCTTGAGTGGGCTCGTGCCAATGGGTATGAGTGCAAGGACGAGGAGATTGACGGTCGTGTCCTGACGTGGGTGACTGCAAAGGAGCGTCCGGGTGAACTCTTCCGTTCTGCTGACGGTGGCTACTACGCCGCCGCTGCTCTGCCTGAGAACGACGATGCTTTTGTCACTGAGCGATATGCAGCCGAAGTTCGGGCTGAGCGCAATGCCCGCATCTCTGACACGGACTGCTACGTCCAACTGACGGACATGACGGTGCAGAAGGAAGCGAAGTCTGCTCGTGAGGCTCTGACCGACGAGGAGCGTGCGGAGGTGATGACGTACCGTGAGGCGTTGAGGGACATGCCCGCGCAGAAGGGCTTCCCGTTCGTCGAATATCCGACGATGCCTGCGTGCATTGCTTATGAGTGCGGCCAGAAGGCTGATGCCCGTGCTGTGCAGGCAAACATGTATAGGGGGTTCTGATGGCAACACAGAAAGACCTGCTTAAGACTGCAATCCTGACGGGTGCGGTGCAAGCAACCCGTGTAAAAGCAAATGACTTCGTAGACGTATCCGTCGCCGGTGACAACTACGGCTCTGGCGAACAGACGTTTATTTCTCCAGTCGACGGCTACTTCTCAATTTCTGTATCCGATGCGGAGGGAAGCAACAGGCAATACATGGGTGTAAAAGTTCACGCGGACGGCGTCGAGCAGTCTGCAACTGTTAATGACAGTGGGTTGAGTTACGCCTGTCACGTTCCCGTGAAGAAGGGTAGTTCCGTGAAAATAGCTTCGAGAGGTTCTTCAAAAGTGTGGTGGGCACATTTTGTTAAAGTTATCGGGGGGGGGGGGGGGGGGGGCAAAAAAGTAACAAACCCCGGGGTGGAACAAAATTTTCGTTGACAAATTTG